ATTTATCAATTGATTATATTCAGATGATACCTGTTTTGGTCGAATGTATAAAAGAGTTGAAACTTGAAATTGATTCTCTTAAGTCAAATAAATAATATTAATAGTTAAAAAGTTTTGTTAATCTGTAACTTAGTAAAATGTCTATAAAGCTAACTGATCCTTTAGCACAATCATTTTATGTATCAGACCCGAAAGGGTTTTTTGCAACTTCTGTTGAGGTTTATTTTTATTCAAAAGATCCTAGTTTGCCCGTAAGTGTAGAACTAAGACCGATGAAACTAGGTATTCCATTACCAGAGGTTTATCCATTTTCTAGAGTTACATTGGAACCTGGTGATGTTTTTACAAGTCCAGATGCAACAGTGAGAACTAGATTTAGATTTAGTTCACCTGTATATCTTGAAGGTGAAAAATTTCATACACTAGTATTAACGTCAAATAGTAAACAATATACAGTATGGGTTGCTAAATTAGGATCTGAAGATGTTACTTATATAAATGCCGACGATTCACAAAGAGTAATTGTAACATCACAACCTCTTACTGGTTCTCTATTTTTATCACAAAATGGACAAACATGGACTCCCCAACAGGACATGGATTTAAAGTTCATTTTAAGTAGAGCTTCATTTAAAAGTAATGTTGGAAATATAAATTTTTATAACCCAGAATTTAAAAGAGGAAATAATCAAGTTGCGGTTCTCGCAAAGGATGCGTTAGAAATATCATCAAAAAGAGTTAGATTTACTTTAGATAAAACAATAACAGATGCTAATTTAGTTATTGGAAATACTATTAAGCAGCAAGCTTCAGATGGGCAAGGAAATTACGTTTCTAATGCTGGAATTGCAACCAATAATTTAACAATTATTAATTCTGGAATTGGATATACGCCATCACTTGGAGCATTTACTTTCTTTGATGTACCGTTAACAACTGTTACAGGTACAGGAAAAAATGCGACAGCAGATATAACAGTACAAGACGGTGTTGCAATCGGTGCAACTGTTGTTTTAGGTGGATCTGGTTATTCTGTTGGTGATGTATTAACTGCAGAATCTATAGGTACACAGTCTCTTGGAAGAAATTTAAGAATATCAGTATCGGAAATATCTGGAATTAATGAAATCGTAGTTGATCAAATTCAGGGAACTTTTAGAGTTGGTGCTGCATATACAATGCAATATGTAACATCGGCAGGAATTGCAACTGATATAAATGCAGCAACTGGGGGAGATGTAAAAATTGTATCTTCAATAGTAGAAAATGATGGATTGAATATTAAAGTAAATCATTTAAATCATGGAATGCACGCATCGGAAAATGTTGTAACACTAGCAAAAGTTTCACCAGATAGTCCAGAAACTGAATTATCGGCAAATTATCCAGCTGCAGGAAATGTAGATATTCCATTAACAAATCTAAGAATAAATCCAACAACCGGATTGAGTTTATTCTCAACATTTGAAAATGTTGGTATTTCCTCAACAAACCCAGGATTTGTTTTAATCGGTGATGAAATTATTGCATATACTGGAATCTCTGGAAATAATTTAACAGGTGTAACTCGTCAAATAGATGGAACAAAGGCATATGGATATGATGCGGGCACAGATGTTAGAAAATATGAACTAGCTGGAATTTCCTTAAGAAGAATTAATAAGATACATTACTTACAAGATGCAACAGTTTCAAATCCAATAGATCTTGACTATTATCATATCAGAGTAGACACAAATACAAATGGAGTTGATAGATCATCAAGTCCAGAATCTTTACCCGAATTGCATTTTAATTTGAAAAAGTCTACAGGAGGTTCTTTTATTGAGGCTACTCAAAATATTCAATATGAAATTGTTAGACCAATTGTTCAGACAATGGTTCTAAATGGAACTGGTGCAGAATGCTTCTTAAGATCTGTTAGTGGACAAAGTGTTGGAGGAACTGAGGTTTCATTCGTTGATCAGGGATTCCAACAGATTGCAATGAATGATACAACATACTTAACATCTCCTAGACTAATATGTTCCAGGGAAAATGAGTTACAAAATGTGGTTGGGCAAGATCTCGAAGGTGATAAATCTTTAACAATGTCGGTCAACCTATCAACGACTGATACTAGATTATCACCAGTTATTGATTTGGAAAGAGTTGCTCTAATTCTGACTTCAAATAGAATTAACAATCCAGTTTCAAACTACATAACCGATGAAAGAACTTCAACACTAAAAGATGATCCACATTCTTTCGTATATGCAACTAAACCAATAACATTAGAGACACCAGCGACATCAATAAAAGTTTTGGTTTCTGCTTATGTAAACGTTGCTAGTGATGTTAGAGCATTTTATGCAATTATGAATGATGCAAAAGATGAAATGTTATACTATCCTTTCCCAGGGTATGCGAATTTAGATCCTAATGGAAATGTTATCAATTTGGAAAATAGTGACGGTACACCTGACCAAAAAGTTCCAAAAACTGATATATTTGGATTTGCATCTAATGAACTTATTTTCAAAGATTATGAATTCACAATTAATAATTTACCATCGTTCAGAAATTTTGGAATTAAATTAGTTGGTAATTCAACAAACCAAACATATCCAATTAGAATGAGAGATTTAAGAGTAATTGCACTTGCTTGATATGAAACCAATAAAGGTAGAAGGGCATATTAATCTCATCAAAGACGCAGAAACTGGTGCTGTTCTCAGTACAAAGTCTGGGGAATATGAGCAATATATGCATTTAAAAAATGTTAAAGAGCAACAATCAAGAAAATTAGATTATGTGTATGATGAGGTTCAGAAATTAAAAACTGAAATTTTAGATATAAAAGAGATGATACGGAGCATTATGTATGAATCCAGATAGTATAGAACTAGAAAATATGAATAAATTATTCGAATATGAAAAAATCTCTAGAGATATAGATAGTATAGATGATATCGATCAGTTGAAAAATTTTGCTAAATGCTATGTTAAATTATATTTTAAACAGCAAGAGGTTGTTAGTAATTTAGTAAAGTAGGAAATTAAAAATGGCTAAACCAGCATCACGGCAACAACTAATAGATTATTGTTTAAGAAAGCTAGGCGCACCTGTTTTGGAAATAAACGTTGCAGATGAGCAAATAGATGATCTTGTCGATGATGCTATTCAATATTTCCAAGATAGACACTTTGATGGTGTTCAGCAAACATTTTTAAAATATCAAATAACTCAGCAAGACATCGATAGGGCAAAGGGAAGTTCTGGAATTACCACAACAACAATTACAGAAAACTCTATTAGTTATGATTATGAAGAAAATGCTAATTTTTTACCAGTACCCGAATCGGTGTTGGGAATCAATAAAGTTTTTCATTTCGAAGGTTCTAATAGTATTTCCAGTGGAATGTTTAGTTTAAAATATCAATTATTTTTGAATGACGTTTACTATTGGGGAGCAACAGAGTTGCTAACCTATGCAATGACCAAAACTTATCTGGAAGATATTGATTGGTTATTAACAACTCAGAAACAAATTAGATTTAATAAAAGACTTGGAAAACTATACCTAGATATCGATTGGGCATCAGTTAGTCCCGGAAAATATTTGATATTAGATTGCTATGTAGTGGCTGACCCAGCAAATTCTTCCAGAATATGGAACGATAGATTTCTTAAGTTATATTTAACCTCATTAATAAAACGCCAATGGGGTCAAAACTTAATTAAATTCCAAGGAGTAAAACTTCCTGGTGGTGTAGAATTAAATGGGAGACAACTATATGATGATGCTCAGCGAGAGATAGATTCTCTAATGGATAAGATGAGTTCAGATTATGAACTACCACCATTAGATATGATAGGATGATAAGAAAATGTTAAATCCATTCTTTCTTCAAGGTTCCAAATCAGAACAAAATCTGATTCAAGATCTGATTAATGAACATTTAAGAATGTATGGAGTTGATGTCCATTATATCCCAAGAAAATATATTACTGAAAAAACGGTAATCAAGGAAGTTATCGAATCTAAGTTTAACGATGCATACCCAATCGAAGCATATGTAGATAGCTTTAATGGGTATGAAGGTGCTGGTGATATAATGTCGAAATTTGGAGTACAGTCTTTAGATGATCTAGTTTTAATAATATCAAAAGAAAGATACGAAAATTATATTAAACCATTAATAGAAGGTAAGGAAAATATAAAATTATCAAGTAGACCTAAAGAAGGTGATTTAATTTATTTTCCACTTGGTGATAGATTATTTGAAATAAAGCATGTAGAGCATGAAAAACCTTTTTATCAACTACAAAAAAATTATGTTTATGAATTGAGATGTGAACTATTCCGTTACGGAAATGAAACAATAGATACTGGAATAGATGAGATTGATAAGACGGTTGTGGATGAGGGATATATCCAAACATTAAGATTATCCGGAATTGGATCTACAGCAACTGCAATATGTACAGTATTTGATGGTGGAGTAAGAAGAATCAATGTAATAAATCGTGGATCTGGATATACATCTACACCATCAGTTCAGTTTTCAAAATCACCACTTGGAACAAATGCTACAGCATCTGGAATATCCACTATGGTTAGTGGTATTGTTGATTTTTGCGAAACTGATTCTTCACTCTTAAGAGTTCAAGGAGTTGAAATTACAAATACTGGATATGGATATACAGAAGCGCCTCTTGTAAGATTTTATGGTGGCGGTGGTTCTGGAGCAGTTGTTCAAGCGGAATTAGCAGATGGTGTTATTGGGATAATTACAATTACAAGTGCAGGATCTGGTTATGTAGAAACACCAACCATAACATTTGATCCACCACCATCTGGTATTGGTACAGCAGTTGCTCGTGCATATGTAAGCACTGCTGGAACAATTTCAAATATTCGAATAATTGATGCAGGTATTGGATATACCGTAGCACCAAATATTGTAATATCCAGTCCTTATATGGGTGGAAGTGGAAAATATAAGGTTGGCGAAGAAGTTATAGGATCTGTTAGTGGAACAAAAGCACTTGTTAAATCTTGGAACTCTTCTACATATGAATTAAAAGTATATAAATTAACAGGAGATTTTGCTCAAGGTGAAAGTATAGTTGGATCTGGATCAAGTGCATCATACAAATTAAAAATTGAAAGTTCATATGAAAGATTGTCTTTCAATGAATCTTTCTCAGATAATAAAGATATAGAAATCGAAGCTGATGGAATATTAGATTTCACCCAAAGAAATCCTTTTGGAGATCCTTAAGAAAAAAATTGTTAAATAGTTTATAATAGAAAAAATTTAAAGATGTTTGAATATTTTTATAACGAAATTTTAAGGAAAACCGTTATTTCTTTCGGTTCTCTTTTTAATGAAATATCTATTAAAAAAATTGATAACTCAGGAAATGTAAGTTCTGTTACAAAAGTTCCTTTGGCTTATGGACCAACTCAGAAGTTTTTAGCAAGACTTGAACAACAACCAGATTTAAATAAATCAACTCAAATAACACTTCCCAGAATGTCTTTTGAATTGACGGGGATAAGTTATGATTCATCAAGAAAAGTAACAACTACTCAAACTTTTTTATCAAAACCACTTTCCGATGGAACACAAGCAAAAAAAATGTATATGCCTGTTCCATATAATGTTCAATTTGAACTTAGCATAATGACTCAATTTAATGATGATATGCTTCAAATAGTTGAGCAAATTTTACCATACTTTCAACCACAATATAGTTTAACAGTTGATCTAATAGAATCTATTGGCGAAAAGAGAGATATTCCTGTTATTTTAGATGGTATATCAATGAATGATGATTATGAAGGTGATTTTAATAAGAGAAGAGCCTTAGTATATACACTATCCTTTACTGCCAAAACTTATATTTTTGGACCAATTGCAGATGGAACCAAAGATATTATCAAAAAGGTTTCTATGGGATTTGTTGCTGGTGGAGAAACAAAGGAAAGAAGAAGAGATCTTACATATACAGTTGAACCTAAAGCAACAAAGAGTTATTCGGAGACAAATACAACCACTATTATTGATGATTTACTAATTTCTGAAGGTAAAGTTTCCGTTGAAAATGCAACAGGAATAACTGAAAATTCTTATATTACAATTAACGAGGAAACATTAAAAATTAAAGAAGTTGATGGAAATATTTTATACGTTGAAAGAGGTGCCTATGGAACTCCAATTCTAGATCACGTATCTGGATCTGGCGTCAAATTGATAACAGAATCCGATAACGATCTTATAGAGTTTGGAGATGATTTTGGATTTAGTGGTGGGTTCTCATGAATACTTCTAACAAAAAATTTGATTCATTAAATGAAACTTTTGATGTTTCTGGAGACATTGTATCTTCAGAAATTGAATCTAAACTCGATGTTATTAAGCAATCATCAGAATCAAATGATATTAAAAAAGATTATGAGTACACTAGGGGAAATTTATATTCTCTTATAGAAAAGGGGCAGGAAGCTATAAATGGTATTTTGGAATTAGCACAAGAAAGTGAAATGCCTAGGGCATATGAAGTTGCCGGGCAACTTATAAAGAGCGTTGCTGACGCCACAGATAAATTAATGGATTTACAAAAGAAACTTAAAGATGTTGAGCAAGATAATGTAAAAGGTCCTACGAATGTTACAAACGCACTATTTGTTGGATCTACAGCAGAATTAGCAAAATTGTTGAAAGCAAATCAGCAAGAAAATAATAAATAATTCAATATACTCTTCACAATAAAAAAATGAGTGTTCCTTCAATTACAACTATTAAAATATATAAAGGGACCGATTTTGAAAAAAAGGTATCCATTGGAGTAACTACATTAAATGCATCAAATCACACAGCAACTGCAAAAATAAGAAAACACGAGTCTTCGGAAACTGTATATAACTTTAATACTTATATTGATGAAAGTGATAATTCTGTCGTCATATCAATGGCTAGCACAATAACTGATGATCTATCTTTGGGTAGAAACTATTTTGATATTGTTATTAGAAATAATACAACTAATAAAATTATGAAATTAGTTGAAGGATCTATAATTGTAAATCAAACGGTATCAGTATAATGAATTTTTTATCTCAATTCATGCTAATGTCTTCTGCAATAATTGCAGCAGCTCCAAATGATGATGAACAAGTTTTTACATCTCCAGGTGTTTATAGTTGGATTGCACCAACAAAAGTTAGAAGTGTTAGTGTAGTCGCTATTGCAGGTGGTGGAACTCCATCAGTTAATGCATTGAGTTTTCCTGGTGGAGGTGGAGGTGGATTAGCATATGGTAATAATATTCAAGTAACTCCCGGAGTAAGTTATACAGTTGTAGTTGGGAGTGGAGGAAATAGCACTGGTTCAAGTACTAGTCAAATTTCCGGATCTAATGGTGGAAATTCATCTTTTAGTAATGGGGCAATAACCATAACAGCTTATGGTGGATTGGCTAATGGTATTGGTGGGACATATTCTGGAACAGGAGGAGGATCTGGTGGTTCATCATCATCTTCTGGATCTGGTGGTGGAGGTGCTGGTGGATATACCGGAAATGGTGGTAATGGTGGCGCTGGAGGTTCCAATTCAATTGGATCTAATGGATCTTCGGGTTCTGGAGGTGCTGGCGGTGGAGGTGGTGGATCCTGGGCACAAACGTACTTATCATCAAGTTCACAGCCAGGTAGATCTTCTTCAGGTGGTGGAACAGGAATATTTGGACAAGGATCAAATGGAACTGGTGGAAATGGTGCAACTGGACCAACAACAATAGATAGTGCATCTCCCGCTGGAGGAGGTAGTGGAGGAACTTCGGGAGATTTAAATGGTGGACTATATGGTGGTGGTGGTAGATCTGGATTTGTTAGATTTGGAAGTCCAACATTATTTTTAGCTGGTGGTAGTGGAGGAAATGGCGTTGTCCGTATTATATGGCCAGGAAATGCAAGATCATTTCCATCAATAAATACACAAGAGATATAGGAGAAATTTAGAATGTTAATTCAATTAGACAATGGAGTTCCAATTGGATATCCTGTG